TATAATTCAAGAAGGCCGTACAATAATGATTGACAAGAAAAAGGTTTTGGAGATTTTAAAGAATCGTAAATAACCATTCATTTATTAATTAACCCAATGCCGGATTTAAAGGAGTCCGTAGAGTGCAAGCCTCTGTATTTGAGTTTTACATGTTCTATACTATCCTAGTGTCCGTTGATTCGGTATCTAGGAACAAAATTTTGTCGTTTAAATACGATTTTGGAAGCGTCGGTTCGTGAGGATAGGCGCTTTATTTATTTCGATTAACCACTTTAATAATATATATAGTTATGAAAAAAGTAATTGTAAGAGGAGATCGTTCCGGTGTATTTTTCGGAGAGTTAGTAGAAAGAAATGGTAGTGAGGTTAAGCTCGCAAATTGTCGTAGATTGTGGTATTGGGATGGTGCTGCTAGTATATCTCAATTAGCAGTTAATGGTACGACTACCCCATCTGAATGCAAATTCACAGTTACGGTTCCAGAGATAGAGATTCTGGATGTGATTGAAATTATCCCGTGTTCGGATAAAGCTGTAAAATCTATTGAAAGTGTACCGGTATGGGCAAGGTAATGGAAGATAGAATAAAACAGTTTCTAAATATTGGCTCTGGCGATGGCTATGGCGTAAAATCCATAAATGGAAATCCTATTTATGTAGTAGATAATATACCTACTATTATCACAAATGTAAAAGGTAATATCTCAAAAGGTTTTATCCTTCATTCTGACTTATCTCTTACTCCCTGTTTTATAGTAAAAGAGAATAATCAATTTTCTCATGGTAATACTCTACATGAGGCATTTGAATCTTTGCAAGAAAAGCTTTATGATGATAGTACAGAAGAGGAAAGGATCCTTAAGTTTAAAGAACATTTCTCTGACTTTTCTAAAAAGTATTCTGCTAAAGACTTGTTTATATGGCATCATGTACTCACAGGGAGTTGCAAGGCTGGAAGAGAAGCTTTTTGCACGGATAAAGGTATAGATGTAGACAATGATAGGTTTACCGTCTATGAGTTTATAGAACTGACTAAAAATTCGTATGGCGGTGATATTATCCGCAGACTATCTTAACTTAATCCCGGTTTGCTTTGATCGGCACTCCGGGAGCAATTTAAACCACTTTAAATAATATAAGATATGCCAATTATTAAAAAAAATGACGTAACTCCTGAACGTCCAGTGATTATCGTGCTATATGGCACACCGGGAACAGGAAAAACTTCTGTTGCTACAACTGCATATAATCCTCTTTTAATAGATACAGATAGAGGATATGATAGAGCTGTACAACGATGTGATACCCTTATCGCCAACAAATGGGAAGACATAACGGCGGAATATGAAACAATGAAGTCTTATAGTACTATCATTTGCGATACTGCTAAAGCGTGCTTGGATGATTATCTGATGAATTTTGCTGTAAAAAACAACTACAAGTTAGCAACCAATACTTTAAAAAGATTTGGGCAAATAGCAGAAGACTTTAAGTCGTTTGTTAATCAACTTCGTTCTAATGGTTCTGACATTATTTTTATTTGCCATGATAAAGAGGTAGCGGAGGGTGACATTATAAAGCATTCACCGGATTGCACAGGACAGAGTAAAGATTTGCTTCTCCGAATTGCTGATCAGGTTGGATATATATCTAAAGTAAACGGTAAGCGCACTATTTCATTTGAGCCAACTGATACTTTTATTGGGAAAAATGTAGCACAATTAAAGATGATGGAAATACCTGAATCATCTAGTGCTGATTTTTCTACATTTATGGCAAATGTGATTTCTACAGTAAAGCAGGCAATACAAAATAAATCAGAGGAACAGAAAAAAGCAAATGAGATGCTTTCCTCTTTGAGAGAACAACTTGCAGCTGCTATGACAGATGAAGATATAGCTGCCCTTATCGAAGCAATGAAAGAATTACCACAAGTACTTCAGTATCCGTTTTTCTCTGAAATGAAGTCTAACCTTGCATCCAAGGGGTATAAGTACGAAAACAAGAAATTCGTAAAAGATGCAGCCGCTTAAGCCTCTTATAAGAGTTACACAACTCGAAGCATACAGAAAGTACATTGAACAGAGCGAATATGCCAATTATGAAATTACCGAGCAATCTGTAATAGAAAGCATAACAGGCGTATTTGCCGGAAATGAATACACTCGCATAGGCACCGCTTTCCACTCCATTGTGGAAACGGGGAAGCCTGTGTGTGATAAAGTTTCTGCCGGTGAACGTACCTTCCTTTACTACGGAAAAGAACAGAAAGAACCAGTTCCTTGTGGACGCAAATTCAATATTGATGGGTTCGATGTTATTTTGGATGTAAATCAGTGTAAGGTCGCAATGGATTACCGCAACGAACACCCCGACGCTTTTCATGAAATACGCATTTACAAAGATTTTGGAGATGCTGTCATAACCGGATGCGCTGATATGATAGACGGTATAGAGATACGGGATATAAAGACTAAGTATTCTTACCCGTCTGATACTGACTATATCAATTCTTGCCAATGGCGGCTTTATCTTGAGATTTTTAAAGCGGATATATTCCATTTCGACCTATTTGTGTTCGATGGCTATAAAATAGACAAGCATGGATATGATGTAAGAGGGTTACCGCTTGAAAGATATTCTCCTGCGATAACCTGCTATCGCTATGATGGGATGGAACGGGATAATAGGAATTTGCTTCGTTCATTTCTAGAATGGGCGGAATACAGGGATTTAGTTAAATATTTAATAAAAGAATAATTATGAGTAGTTTATTTGGTAGTATCTGCCTTTCGGAAATTCCCCGTGAGCAGATGAAAAAGGTAATGTGTAAAGATGGTAAAGAGCGTATTTTCCTAAATATATGGGTAGGGGAGCGTAAAGAACCTGCTACATTTGGGAGTAACACTTACACGCACTATGTATCCTGTTCTCCTAAGAAGGAAGAAAGGAAAGATGGGGTAAATTATTTTTTGGGTGATTTGCAAACTTATAATCCACAACCAAGTGCTCCAAGTATGGAACAGGTTGATTCAGCCCCCTGTGTTTCTCCTGCAGATGATTTGCCATTTTAAATATGTTATACGACCTATCTAATCCATTGCAGGCGGAACAGTTTAAAACCCGTTCCGCTTTGCTTGTTAAAAACGGGAAAATAGTAGAACTTACAGAAAAGAAGCCGATACGCACCGACAAACAAAACCGGTATTTGCACGTCATTTTAGGGTATTTTGCTTGTGAGACAGGCAATACCTTAGAATATGTAAAGCAAAAGTATTTTAAAATACTATGCAATAAAGACATATTTATAAAGGAGGTTTCTGATAAGTATTTGGGTAACATCAAAGTTCTACGTAGTTCTGCTGAATTAGACACAGAAGAAATGAGTAACGCAATTACTCGTTTTAGGAACTGGAGTTCTGGGGAAGCAGGAATATATCTTCCTAGTCCCGACGAAGATCGACTATTGCAATTAATGGAGATAGAGGTCCAAAGAAACAAAAATTACATTTGATTCCAAATAACAGCTATTTGGAAGTTTTTAAATAGAATAATGCGAAAAACTAAAGTAATCCATGTCTACCTGATCTTCGAAAAGCGGAACTATTACTTCAGTTCGGTAACGGGTATCTTCCGGCATTTATCCGAAGATCAGATAGGCATCAGACAAAGCACATTGTCTCACAATACGGAAAAATACTATTGTAACCGGTAGGGCTATAATCCGCAAGAGTGAGCTGTTAAGATAGCTTTGTTAACCTTTTTACCCCAGCCTGCCTGTCTGTGAAGATTGGCGGGCGAACATGGGACAAAATGGTCATAGGGCGCTAAGACTAAATGAACGGAAATTCTAAGTGTACATAAGAATGGATGTCATCAAGACCGGTGCCGGGGATGTGTGAGTAAATTTAGTCGAAAACCTATCCGGACGATACTTGTTCAGGTTCGACTCCTGATTGTCCCACATGAAAATAATAATCACCAAACAAGAATACCAGACGATAGTCCGGTGCTTGAAAACATCAGAAATCCTCATTAGGGGATATAATTCGAGAGATGAAGATATGATTCGTAAAACAAGAAAGAAACTTCAAAGAAATTATGAGAACCGTAGAAATAATGACAGAGGTTGAAGTAGACCTTGACGATTACGTTGATGAAATTCTTGAAGAGTGTGACGACGATGAGCTAATTAAAGAAGTTGAGAAGCGGGGACATAGAGTTTATAGAAAAGGAAATCGTGTAGTAGCTTTTGGAGATCAACCTGTAAATTTCAACTCTCCGGAAGATTTAAGAAGATTCCTGTGTGATATAGCAGGTGTTGGATATTATACGAGTAACGAAACGCTTCTCAATGAAATAAAATCAAAATTGCCATGACATTCGAAGAAATGAAAGCCCAGTATTGCGGCAAAAATATTCGCAAGAAGCCGAAAGGTGAGGAGCATCAGATACAAGCATCTTGTATTCGATGGTTTCGCCTCCAATATCCCCAGTTAAAAAACATTCTATTTGCCATACCCAACGCAGCAAGGAGAAGTGCAAGAAACGGTGCCTATATGAAGGAAGAGGGTATGCTTGCTGGGGTTTCAGATTTGATCTTGCTTAAAAGTAATCGTTTCTATAGTGCTTTATGCATAGAGATGAAAAGGCCGGGAGAATACCAAAAGCCTATACAAAAGGAATGGCAGAAAGCGGTTGAATCTGTAGGGAATAAATATGTTGTCTGCCGTTCTTTGGAGGAGTTTATAGCTGAAGTAACAGATTATTTAAAATGAAAATATATGAAAAAGAAATCCGACAAGCATATTATCCGCCCGGACACCTGTGCAAAATGCAACAACGGGCGAATAATTCCAACCGAGAAAGGCAATCCACGAGTAGTTTATTGTAGTTTCTTTAACCGTCGGTTTGTGGCCGACAGCAAAAGAAACTGTATTCATGCGTATTAAATTTATGGACGGATATACATTGACAGAGAAAATGAGAAAAGCACGAAGACGTAATCGGCTTACCGCTACCGAACAGGCACTATTCCACGAATTAGTTGCCGTTTGTAACAGCGAGGGTTGGGAGGACGTTTTCAGTTGCTCGAATATCGAACTCTGCTGTGCTCTTAATATCGACGAGAAAACTTTAGTCCGTGCCAGGTTATCTCTAATTAATGCCGGGTTGATTTATTACAAGTCTGGTAAAAGTAAAAGAACAGTTGGAATGTATTCTTTTGAAAAGGCCTTTGAGAATTCGATTGTGAGTTCAACTACCGGAAATATTCCGGTAGATAAGCCAGCCCAAGAGACAGTAGATGCGCCAGCCAATCTGCCAACCAATATGGGAACCAATCAGCCAACCAATGCGCCAGACTATATATATAAAACTAAAATAGAAACTAAACTAAAAGATAATATAGGGGAAACCTCAAAAAATAAACAATTTGTTCCTCCTTCTTTTGAAGAAGTTTCTGCGTATTGCATGGAGAGAAAAAATGATGTTGATCCGCAAAGATGGATGGATCATTACACTTCTAACGGATGGATGGTTGGCCGCTCTAAAATGAAAGACTGGAAAGCAGCAGTGAGAACATGGGAAAGAAATAATTATCAAACAGAAAAAAAGTATGGAAACAAGGATAAGGCCGGTAA